TCATGACAGGCACTCGTGTTAATCAAGATGTATATCAACAAAACGCAATTAATCTGATTGGGCAGGCCACTGGTATTTCTGATATGGTCAACGTATTTCAGAGATTGCAGTATGACACCTCTCTATTTGGGCTAGATACTCTTGCACCAGTCGTGTCAGCTATTGCATCACCACACGGCACCACATACAGAAGCTTTAGCCCAAGCGGGCAGATGGTCAACTATACGCCAGTAGCTGTTGCGGTTGCAGCCAAAGTGGTAACATCATTCTTAAGCGGCGCTGGTTTCCCTGGTGTAATACCTGGGCAAAATATGTTTGGTGGTTCATCATCAGTAATGCAAGATATGTCAAATAGACTAGGTACAACGTCAGCCTCACTCGGTATGCTACAGGCTATCGCAAGAGATCCTGTCGGTGTTCTGATTAATGAAGGGCTCCGAGCAGTTAATCAAGGTGGTAATCCTCTTCAACGTATGTTTCCAGGAATTTAATTATGTCAACTGATCCAAATGTAGCAATTAAAACCTTTACTCAGACACCTCAGGTTGGTGATAAGCTTGAGATGGATGGTGTCAATTATGTGGCGACTAAAGGCGAAGACGGGCAAACTACATTCGTACCTGCTGACTCGAATGGTGATCCGGCTACTTCAGAGTCAGAATCGACAGATAAAAAAAATACACGACCAAAATGGAATGGGCCCAAAGATGCCCGTGAACTTGATGGTGCTGGTAAATATCCAAACTATTATGCACATAAGACCAGGTCTGGGCATGTGCTACTCATGGATGATTCGAAAGGTGCTGAGAGTGTTACCCTTCAACACCGTTCTGGTTCAATGGTGCAATTTCATCCTGATGGCAAAGTGGCTATCACAGCACAGAACGGGCAATATACATTCACCTTCGGTGAGAATCGTGTAAAGATTACTGGTGCATATGATATCACTGTAGACGGTGCAGCAAGTATGAAGGTTGACGGCGACTACAATCTGACCGTTGGCAAGAATATGAATATTGCCGTCAAGGGTGATCTGAATGTCAAAGCAACTAATTTTGGTCAAGATATATTAGGTAATATTGATATTGCAGCCAAGAATATGACCACCAAGCTGGAAGGCTCGAATGCAGTAACCGCTAAAGGGTCAATGGCTCTATCATCTAAGGGTGGTTTCATGGCTGGCTCTGTCAACGATTCGGCCTCTATTGTAGCTAAGAACCAGCTGGCCTTGCTTGCTGATACTGGCGAGATGATGATCCGTTCTGGTCAGAAGCTATCGATGGAAGCGGTGACTGGTGATATTGTAATTCAAACTCTAACAGGTAAATTTTCAGCAAAAGGTTTAACGTCTTATATTACAGGCAGCACATTTTTGGCTATGAAGAGTTCAGGCGCGGTCGATATTACCAGCACAGGTTTGATGCAAGTTAAAGCTGGCGGCGCCCTATTGATGGGTGCTACAGGTGCTATAGGTATAACTGGCGGTGCGGCTGTAGGTGTTTCCGCGGTGGGTGAAGTTGGTATTGATGCTGGTGCTGCGGTTGGTATTGCGGCCGTTGGTGCAGTTGGTATCGAATCGGCTTCAATAGGTTTGAACGCCTCACTCATTGCCTCACTCGGTATTATCGAACAAAATGGTCCTGTGGTTGTTGCAGTACCACCTACACCACCTGCACCAGTAATTCCTATTGTTTGGCTTGCACCAGATCCTACCAATCCAAAACTAGAATTTACCGTAAGTAGTGCCGAAACAGCCGACACTGTGGACGTATAAGGATAAATAAGTTTATGGCAGTTACAATAGCAAGACAACCAGACTACTCAGACCTTGACCTTGATTTCATGGCGCATCCAACCACGGGTGACATTGTGAAGAAGAAAGGTGTTGATGCTATCAAGCGTTCACTCAGAAACCTTATTCTGACCAACTTCTATGATAGGCCTTTTAATCATAGCATTGGTTCAGGTGCTCAAAGATTACTGTTCATGAATGCTGACCAGCTAACAGCTAATTTTTTGACAGATGCTATTCGAGAAGTTATCAAAAAATTTGAACCTCGTATAATTTTGTTAGGACTAGATGTGACGTTTGATTATGACAACAATGGTTATGCTGTTACCATCACTTACTCAATGGTCAATAGACCTGAACCACTGATTACAACAATTTTTCTGGAAAGAATTCGATAAATGGCAGTTACATCTAATACAGCCCTGAGAATTACAGAGCTGGACTTCGACAGTATCAAGACCAATCTGAAGAATTATCTCAGAAGTCAATCTGAGTTTCAAGACTATGACTTCGAAGGGTCTGGTATGTCGGTACTGCTCGACGTTCTGGCCTATAATACTCACTATATGTCATACTACCTGAACATGGTTGGTAATGAGATGTTCATGGATACTGCACAGCTTCGTTCATCTATTCTTTCTCATGCTAAGAACATTAACTATTTGCCTGGTTCAAAACGTGGTGCGCTGGCAGTTGTCAATCTACTTGTCACACCATCAGGCAGCGAGAACAATACGACCACATCTCTTACACTGAGCAAGTACTCAAATTTCCTTGGTGAAGATATCGATGGCATCAACTACAACTTCGTAACAACTAGTTCAGCAACGTCTGTAAAGGCTAACGGTAAATTTTCATTTTCTAATGTGACGATTCAACAAGGGCAGACAGTCTCTCTTCAATACTTAATGGATCCAACAAACACTAAACGTCGCTTCAAGATATCTTCTGCGAACGTGGACACAAACACTATCGAAGTTCGAGTACAGGAATCTTCATCAAACACCGATTATATTACTTACAATAAATCAAACAACATTGTTGATATCGGTTCAAACTCTACCGTATACTTCATTGAAGAGAGTGATGATCTAAATTACAGCGTCTACTTTGGTGATGGCGTAATTGGTAAGTCTCCTAAAAACGGAAACATCATCACAGTCACATACCTTGATACAGCAGGCACACAAGCAAATAATATATCTAAGTTCACATCTAAAGACAGAATTGCTGGGCTATACAGAGATAATGTGGCCGTGACTACTGTTACATCATCATACGGTGGTATCGAGAAAGAAACAATCGAACAGGTAAGATTCCGCTCACCATACGCATACTCTACACAAAATAGAGCGGTCACAGCCGGAGACTATGAAACACTTCTACTCAAAGATTTTCCAAACATCGAAGCAGTTTCCGTATGGGGTGGCGAAGACAACGATCCAGTCGTATATGGTAAAATATATGCTGCAATTAAGACGAAGCAAAATTATGCGCTGTCAAATGCTGATAAAGAATACATCAAGAAAGAATTGGTCAAGAATAGAAACGTAGTAACCGTCACCCCTGAAATTGTAGACCCTGAGTATACCTATATCAGAGTTGTAGGTAAAGTAAACTATAATCCAGCAGCAACGACACTATCCGACAACCAACTCAGAGAGCTTGTCAAGGCCGCTATCTATGATTATAATGATAATGAGCTATCAAACTTCAATGCTATATTTCGTAAATCGAAGCTTCAGGCCTACATGGAAGCAGCAGACAAAGCTATTACAGGTTCTGATATCACAATTTATATCCAGAAGCGCGTCATTCTCTCCACTTCAGTTGCAAAGAGATATGAAATAAATTACAGTATGCCTCTTCGCAAAGGTAATTTCTCTGACCGAATCTATTCGTTTCCTGAGATATACACCTATGATGCTAATGGTATTGAGAGAACAGCCCTCTTCGAAGAAGTCTTGGACGCTCTCAGCGGTATCAATTCATTTCAGGTTGTCAATGCTGGTTACGGCTATGAAACTGCACCTACTGTTACCATAGTAGGTGACGGTTCTGGTGCTAGTGCGGTTGCTAAGATTTCAAATGGTAAGGTATCTACTATCGAGATTATATCAAAAGGTTCTGACTACACTAAGGCCACTATAGAGTTAAGCGGCGGCGGTGGAACTGGTGCTACAGCAATTGCTCTACTTGAGAATGATTATGGTACTATCAGAACCTTCTACTATAAGTCAACAGGTGAAAAAGTTCCGATCACATCGATTGCAGGTACCATCAAGTACTCAACAGGGCAGATGATATTGAACACTCTCGCAACAAGTGGTGCTATTGAGAATGATTTCTATCCAACCGATCTAATCACCTTTTTTGCACCTTCTGGTAAAGAGATTATACCGCCACTTAGAAACAGAATACTCATCATCGATGATGCCGATGCCAAAAGCATTCAGCTAGATATGGTCGCCGAATCCTAATGACAACCAACAACAAGATATCGAATCTAATAAGTTCTCAGGTACCTTTCTTTGTAAGAAATGACCACCCACAATTCATGCTTTTCTTAGAGGCCTATTACGAGTTTTTAGAACAAGAAGGGCAGGTTATTGAAGGTATCAAGAACGTAAGAAACTACTATGATATTGACAATACTATAGATCAGTTTGCTGAAAAGCTATATGATACTTACCTAAAGTTATTTCCTAAAAATTTGAATACTGATAGAACTCTCTTGCTGAAACATGCTAAAGAGTTCTACATATCTCGTGGTACTGAGAAGTCTATTAAATTTCTGATGAACGTACTCTTTCGAGAAGAAGAGCTACAGTTCTACTATCCAAAAAATGACATACTCAGAGCTTCTGATGGTAAGTGGTATGTGCAGAAATCTTTGAAAATTGAAGACGTATATATCAATGCGGTTGCTAACACAGAATTCTTCGGGTTAGAAAAGTTCGTCAGCACAAGATTGACAGGTAATACTTCTGGTGCTACGGCCGTTGTCGAAAGAGTAGACAGATTCTACGAAGGTGGAACAGAAGTACAAGAACTAGTTATCAGCGACATTCGCGGCACCTTCAGAAACGGTGAACAAGTTTTTTCACTATTTACCGAGAATGATTCTACTAAGTCGGCAACAGCAAATGTTTTTGGCGGAATTTTAAATACGATTCGAATTGATGAACCAGGAACAAGTTATAACGTAGGTGATCCTGTCATCGTTGAAAGTAGTAGCGGAACAGGTGCGAACGTACAAGTAGCAAGAGTGAGTAGCGGTAACATCGCATCTATCACCGTACTAGAAGGTGGTGCTGGGTATCAGAACAATGACTATTTGCTCATTGCAGGTGGTGGTGGATCTGGTGCTAATGGTTATCTTTCTGCTGTTGTTCCTGATGGTAAGGTACATCCAAATACCTATAACATCTATTACAGCTCAATCTCACTTGAAGCTAATACAGCGATAAGCAATACGATTTATTCGAACCTTGTGCCTTCTATTACAGACCCAGCTAACAGTTGGATTGCAAATTCTCTATCATCATTCGTCTATGGTAATACTGGCCCTTCAAAAGCTATCGTCATTAACACCAGAGGTTCTGGATACACATCAATTCCATCAATCACAGTTCTAGCCAATAATCGTATTCGAGAACTCGGTGTGCTTGGGCGTATGATTATCGATAATGGTGGGCTTGGATATCAAGTTAACGACACTATTGAGTTTAACAATATACCCTTAGGTTTTGGTACTGGTGCGGCCGCCAACGTGACAAATGTGGCCGCTAACGGTATGATTACAGAAGTTAGATTTAAAAAAGTACCTGGGCATATCATCGGTGGTTCTGGTTATGATATTGACCGTTTACCACTAGCAAATGTTATCTCTGCAAATGCAAATGCTTACGGAGCAAGTATTACTGTTACCGAACTTTTAGGCACTGGCGGTATCTATCTAACCTCGAACACCACACTCGGTGCTATCGAAAGAATTGTTATTCTTAATAGAGGTTCAGGTTATTTGTCACCACCTACACTAAACTTGAGATCGTATGGTGACGGTACTGCAAAAGCCAATGCCACAATCATCGAAGGTGTATATACATATCCAGGTAGATATTTGAACGATGACGGTATGTTGAGTACATCTAACTATCTGCAAGACCGTGACTATTACCAAGAGTTCTCATATGTACTCAAGCTGAGATCATCTATCGACAATTATAGACAGGCTTTGAAGGATCTAGTGCATCCTGCTGGTATGAAGATGTTTGGTGAATACCTTGTCGAAGATAATGCTGAGACTTATGAGCATTCTGCAAATGTGGTAATTACGAGTTACACTACAAGAGCGAAGACTCGATATACGATTGCCAACAATGTGATAATCAACTACACCTCACACGGATTTACCAATGCAGATTCGGTGTATGTCGAGTTTATATCTGGTAACATTGCTAACTATGCTGCGAATGTTGCCGGCTATACACCTAACAGCATCTACCGAGTGGCTAATGTCATCAATAGCAATGCGTTTACCATTTACTCAGGCAAGTATCTGCCAGGTTCTATCAATGTGAAAACTTTTGTGGCCGAGACTGGGCTTTCTGACATCTATATGAAAGAAGATGGTCGACATCTATTCTTGATAGGCACAACAACTGATACGGTATATGATTTCAAGCTATCGAGACAATATGATATCACAACTGCCTCATTAGATAAGAGAAGCTCAACTATAACTTCAACCGAAGGTAGCCCATCTGGGCTTACATTCAAACCAGACGGCACAATCATGTATATTTGTGGTACTGGTAAGCATCGCATTATTCAGTATAACATGTCAGAAGCATGGAATGTCAATTCAGCAGCTATTGGTTTATCATTCAACGTAGAAAGCGTATTGAATGTAACCAATCCACAGTCTGTACATGTGAGTCGTGATGGAAATTATATGTACTTCATGGACACTGGCGTCGATATTATGTATCAGTTACAGCTTACAGAGGCTTGGAACGTCAACACCGCCTCTTACTTGACGCAGAAATATCTTGGTACATATGACGGTACTTTCACTGGCGTATACTTCAATGCAAACGGCTCAAGCATGTATCTTGGCGGGCAAGGTAATAATAGAATCAAAGAATTTAGATTGTCTACTTCATGGAATGTAAACACAGCCACAATCTATGCTAACAGTAGCTCTTTCAATGCCTTCTCACCGGCTATGGCCGGTATCACTTTTGCCAACAACGGTTCAATGGTATATCTAACAGATGCTACATATGATCTGATCCATCAGCTACCTATGAGAGAAGCATGGAACGTCAATACGGCCTTCAATGGTACAACTACCACAGGTAATGTCCTGATTGGTAGGGTCGTATAAATATAAAGAATCAGAGGATTAAATGAGTTCATCAGCAACATTCACAAATATGCGAGTATATGCCGCAGATCAGTTTAGACTTGCACCTTCAAGAACGGTAGCAAATACTAGTCTCTATATGACTTTTGGTAAAGTTACTTCATGGGCTAACGATTCAAATCCTGACATTGCAAACACATCAGTAGCTACAGTAAATCAAATCTGGCAGAATATGATAGGCGGAAAAAGACTTTTTTCTGGTGACATTGTTCATGTTATTCCTCGATTTGATTGGGCTGCAAATACAAAGTACATTGCTTACGACCATACAAACAGCAATCTGTATGATGGTAACACTCAATTTTATATTTTGACAAGTGAGTATAATGTCTATAAGTGTATATCAAATGCAAATAGTTCGTTCTCAACTGTAGAACCAACAGCTATCAATCCGGCCGCGTTCTCTGAAACGTCTGACGGTTATGTTTGGAAATATATGTATAGTGTTTCTGATGGTGACCAATTAAGATTTACCACTTCACAGTATACGCCTGTAAGAGCATTGACTTCTGACGACGGCTCATTGCAATGGCAAGTTCAAAATCAGGCCATCGAAGGGCAAATAGATTCTATTCTACTCACAAATGGTGGGCGTAATTTTACAGACCCTGCAAACGTATCTGTAACTATTGCTGGTGATGGAGAATCCGCTTCAGCCTCAGCAACAGTAAATACGGTATCAAATACCATATCTAGCATAACAGTGAATGATTATGGTTTTGGTTATAGCTATGCGACCGTCTCTATATCAGGTGGCGGTGGAGCAGATGCAACAGCAAGAGCCATAATCTCACCTTCAGGTGGGCACGGAAGTGATCCAATATATGAGCTGGGTGCTTCGTATGCTATGGTCAATGGATCGCTCAGAAATACTGAGCAAGGAGTTTTTGACATATCGAACGACTATAGACAGATCGCTCTTCTTATAGATCCAAAGAAAACTGACAGCAATGTGTCCACCAATCTGACGTTTGCACAAACTCATACAATATCTACCATAGGATCTGGTGATTATGACCTAGACGAGATTGTATATCAGGGCGGTAGCTTTGATACATCATTCTTCAATGGTAAAATTGTTTCTTGGGACTCTACAAACGGCGTGGTTAAACTGATAAATACAACAGGATCACCAACCTCACAGTCTCTTGTAGGCGCTAACAGTTCTACAGCAAGGTTCGTAACCAACATCATTGAACCAGAACTTATGAGATACTCCGGGCAGATACTCTACGTCAACAACATTTTACCAATTACGAGAGCGGCCGATCAGACCGAAGATTTCAAGATCGTCATCAAGTTTTAAAGAGAGCAATAAGAAATGACTTTTGAAGCAAATACGAGTACTCTTAGAACAGACTTTAACGTAACACCTTACTACGATGACTTCGATAAGACGAAGAACTTCCATCGTATTCTTTTCCGCCCAGGTTATGCTGTTCAGGCCAGAGAACTCACTCAAGTACAGTCGATGCTTCAGCATCAGATCGATAGCTTTGGTAAACATGTTTTTCGTGAAGGTAGTATCGTTCTTCCTGGTGCATTCACACTGGAGTGTGCTACAACAGGTAATCCAATCTGGTATGTCAAGGTTAAAGATACCGACTCTAGCAACAATGAAGTCAACCTCTCACTATTCCAAAACAAGATTATAACAGGTAACACTTCAGGTATTACAGCGTATGTTGAAATTATCGAAGACGGTGTAGAAACCACATCTGACACAAAAACATTGATGATTAACTACACCAATGTTTCTAATGCAAACTCTCAAGTTAAAACATTCCAAGCCGGTGAAACTCTGTACGCAGAAGATGTTGGTACACTGGTTGTTCTCAACACTGATCCTACTGGTAAAGGTTCTATCTTCTCAATCGAAGATGGTGTTTTCTTTGCTAAAGAACATTTCATTTCATTCTCAGGTCAGAAAACAATTCTGAGCAAGTACAGCGATACGCCAACCTGTAAGGTTGGTTTCCTTGTTGGTGAAGATATTATCCGCAGTTCAGATGACACATCTCTTCTTGATCCTGCTCAAGAGGCCTCTAACTACTCAGCACCTGGTGCAGATAGATTCAAACTTGATCCTGTGCTGACTGTTGTGGATATCAATGATGATATTGGCCCACCAGACTTCGTAACCCTATTCACAATCAAAGACGGTATTATCCAGACGACATTTGAGCGTTCACAATATAATATCCTTCGCAGCGAACTAGCTAAGAGAACATTCGATGAGTCTGGTGACTATTATGTGACCGGTATGAACATTCGTATTCGTGAACATCTTGACATCGCTAATAATGGCGGATTGCTAACATCTGCGGCTAATGGTAACACATCGTTGCTTTCTATTGGTGTTGAACCAGGGCTGGCATATGTTAAAGGTTTCGAGGTTGGCCCACTAACAACTACATTCCTTGAAGTTGATAAGTCAGCAGACTATAACTATGTGAACTCTCAGCTTTCTTCAGCTACTATGGGTTCATATGTCACCGTTAAAGAAGCTGTAGGATCACCAACTCTCGACCAAGGGTTGACAATTCAACTTTATGATAAGGCTCAGGCCAGACTATCTAATACACTCTTTTCAACAGGCGCCCAAACCGGTAACAATATCGGTTCAGCTATACTCAAGACAATCGAGTACAATTCAGGAACTCTTGGTACACCAACAGGTAAGCTAGATGTTTATCTGCTAGATATCAAGATGAATGGAACAAACTCATTCTCTAGCGTAAAGAGCTTGTATTATAATGATGCTACCTTGGCCGATTTTGGTGCTGACATTGTTCTCAGCAGTTCAAACACAGCAGTTCTACAAGAAGCATCTCTAACACCACTACTATACTATGTTGGTTCTAATAGCGTTCGTAAGATAAAAGATAGCTCAGATACATCAAATGATACTACATTCACATTCAAGAAAACTGCTAGTGGGCTATCAATAGCTTCAGCCGGTACACTTACTATTCCTTATAGCATTACAAACGAAGTTACTCCTTATGGTATTTCTGCTGCACTTTCTGCAACACAAAAACGTGAAATAACACTATCTTTTGATGCCAGTATCAATGTTCGAGTTGGTGGTACCGCATCTAATACTGGTAAAACTCTAACAGGTACAGGTACTGCATATGATACCGTTCTCAATGTTGGTGATAAGCTAGAAATCTCTGGTGTGGCTGGTACATACTTTATCGAAAGCATTGCAAGTTCATCATCTCTTAACCTCACTTCGGTACCAGCATCTACCGTTTCATCAGCAACTCTGTTCAAGGCCTACAAGACTGGTGATATCATCGACCTTACAACAAAAGGTAATACTGGTGTAACCCGTGCCGTATCTTCTACATCAACATCTCTTGCTATCGACCTTAAAGAGAGTTATGGAACTACAGTAGCCGCTACAGTTACTTCAAGAGTATCTAGAACAGCAGCTAGCCAGAGCAACAAGCTTCTCAGAAAGTCTCGCTATGTAATCATCAATTGTGCTACAGCTGGCATTTCTGGCCCATTCACACTTGGCTTCTCAGATGTCTACAAGATTAACAATATTGTGAAGAAGACTGGTTCTGCGCCAGCATCTCTAGTAGACGGCACCGATATAACTTCATCATTCAAAGTTGATAGTGGGCAGAGAGATGGGCACTATGATCTCGGCACCATAACTCCAAATGTAACTCTTGGTGCGACAGATTACTTGCTCGTAAACCTAGACTATTTCTATCCAGACTTCACTGCCGGTGTTGGTTACTTCTCTGTGGATTCATATCCAATCGATGATACTGGTGTTGCATCAAATACCATCAAGACTGAAAATATCCCAGTCTATAAATCACCTACATCAGGGCAGCAATATGACCTGAGAAACCATGTTGATTTCAGACCTGTGAAAACAATCACAGCATCCGATTCTACAACAGTTGGTGGCGCAACAACAAATCCTTTGGTCTCAACAACATTCTACTATTCTGGTAGCGGTTTGAGAATACCTGCTTCAGGTAGCACAATCACATATGACTATTCATATTACCTATCAAGAAGAGATATGGTAGTTGTTGACCAAGACGGAAACTTCTCAACAATTCGTGGTGTGCCTTCAGTTATACCTATCACACCTCGCACACCAGACAATGCTATGGCTCTGGCCGTACTCAACATCACACCATATCCTTCTATCTCTCCATATGCAGGGCAAGCTATCGGTAGAAAAGACCTATCTTCTTGGTTCACCAGAATTGCACCTATCAGACAGACAATGCGTGATATCGGTGTTCTTAAAGACCGTATCGTAAATCTTGAGTACTATACAACCCTTTCTCTGCTTGAAAAATCTGCTATTGATTTTCAAATACTGGATACTAATGGATTAAATAGATTTAAGAATGGTGTCTTTGTTGATACATTCACCAGCCATATCTTAGGTGCAACAACAAATCCAGACTACAAGATTGTCGTTGATCCAAAAGAAAAATCTATTCGCCCAACATATACGATGGAATCATTTGACTATGATTACATCTCTGGTTCAGGTGTAGCAAGAAGCAATGATATCATTACTCTTGCATATTCTGAAGTAGCCTTTGCAAACCAGGCCCGTGTGACGACAACGAGAAATACCGAAAGAACAACATATCGCTTCATCGGTAATCTGGTACTTTCACCTGACAGCGATGTGTGGGTCGATACTCAATTTGCACCTGACGCAGCACTCACATTTGGTCCAACAGACCAAGAAGTAACAGAGCTAGATGCTGGGCTTGTGACCGAGTGGGATGCTTGGAGAACAAACATCACTGGTTATGCCGTTTATAGAGGTTCAGTAGATGGTGAATCTGGTGGTGAAAGCAAGAATCCAAATTATGTTGGAACATATTCTTCAAAAGAAGAAGCACAGTCAATTGCTAACCAATATACGAACTCTACAAACGTCACCATCGAAACCATCTACAATACCGCTCGTACAGGTATCGATAACTTCTTGATTGTCAATAGTGATACACAAGCTCTTGGTAATAAAGTCGTTGATGTTAGAATTGTACCATATATTCGCCCACAGACAATCAAGGTTTCAGGGCGAGGATTGAAACCTTATGCAAGATTCTACGCATACTTTGATGAGCAGAATCTGAGTTCTTATGTTACACCACTTACAGAAGCAGAATTCAATGCTTCAAGATTGACGAAGACGGCAAGTTCTGAAGGATCTAATCTAAAGGCTGATGCTGAAGGTGTTGTATTCTTCTTGCTGAGACTACCTTCAGAAAAAAGATTTACAACAGGTTCAAAGAGAGTTATACTAACCGACAGCCCAACAAATAGTGCTGAAGATGCAACAACGCTTGGTGTTGGTTACTTCACTGCACAGGGATTGATCCAGCAGAAGCAGAACACAATTCTGACTGTTCGTCAAGTTATTCCTCAGCAGAAAGAAGTTTCACAAGGATATTTCACATCAGGATTTGAGAACGTACCTCAGATTGTACAAGGTGGCGGCGGTGGTGGCAAGTCTTGCTTGGCCTATTCATTTGTGGCCCGCGCACCTGACGGCGAAGAAGGTATGTTCCTTACAAGTATAGATGTGTTTGTCGCTCAGAAGCATCCAACTCTTGGTTGCTGGTTCGAGATTCGTGAAATGGATAGTGGTGGCAAGATTACCAGAAACCAAATTCCTCTATCTGAAGTATGGATCAAGAATGCTGATATTCCAATCTCTACAAATGGTACAGATAATCCATTGAGAGTGAGATTTGCATCACCACTATTCTTGTACAATAAGACACAGTATGCCTTCATTATGCACCCTGAGGCTGTAAATCCAAACTACTACTTCTGGGTATCAAGACTTGGTGAAAACGATATCAATACCAATACACCTGTTACTGCTCGCCCAATGAGCGGAACAATGTATACAACCAATAACAACCTCAACTGGGATATTGTTCCAGATATGGATTTGACTTGCATTGCATATCGTGCAGACTTCACAACCGGTACGACAGGGCAGGCCATCATCGGTAATAGAGGTGTTGAAAAACTTAGCGTTGCTAACGTATCTAACGAACTAACCAGATATGGCGAGTTCTTGACAACAGGCGACAAGCTAACACTTACAGCTAACGGCACAATCAACGTAACAGACTTGCTGATTGGTCGAACATCAAATGCGAACTCAAGCGTTGTCGGTATCAGTGGTTCTGTCTATACTATGTCAAATACCAACTATGTGTCTGGTGAGACCTTGCAGATTCGTAGAGCTAATGCTTACATGACAAGCATCTCTGCAACTGTAAGCAGCTTGACAAATGGGCGTGGGCAGTTGAGTAAGTTTAAGTCAAGCGCAAACTTGAACCTAGTAACTCTAACCTCATCTAATGGTTACTTTGCACAGAATGACTACATCAGAAATACTACAACTGGTGATTATGCAACCATTCAGACGATTCAAAACTTCCGTTACTCTGTTGCAGACTTTGAACCTGGATATCTAACATTCAACAAGACATCCATCGACTTCGAAATGCAGACCTATTCAAACACAGGCACTATGGGTAGCTATACCAAGATCAATCCTAATGAGAACTACTACTTCTCTACAGAGCAGGCCCTCTACTCAAGATCGAATGAGATTGCATCGCTTTCTAGTGACAGATCAAATAAGATCCGTGTGTCTATGTCAACCGCAACTAACTTCCTTTCACCTGTTCTCGACTTGTCAAGAACACATACCGTTTACGTTGATAACATCATCAACAATGATGCAACTGGTGAAGGTGGTTCTTCTGGTGGTTATCTAGGTAACAGATATATATCTAAGACAGTAACCCTTGCAGAAGGGCAAGATGCGGAAGATATCAAGATCGTTCTTACTGCATACAGACCACCTAACACAGACGTTCGTGTATGGGTTAAGATACTCAACGGTGAAGATTCTGATAGTTTTGTAGCAAGAAGCTGGATTGAATTGGAAAAGGGTGGAAATGGCGATAGCGTTTACTCATCACTTTCTAACCGCGATGACTTCAAAGAGTATGAGTTTGACTTCGCAAGTTCTTATATGACAGGGTCACAAGGGCAAGTTCAGTATACCAATAGTCAAGGAATTGTCTTCACTGGATACAAGTACTTCGCTATCAAGGTAGGTCTGATGGCCTCAAACTCAGCAGTTGTGCCAAGAGTGGCTGATTTGAGAACAATCGCTCTACAAATCTAATATATACATTTTATGAGGTGTTGTGATAATGGATAATTTCAATTTTGATTTTGGTGAAGGATTAGTACCTGCACATAAACATTCGAAGGGTGGAGGCATCGTAGCTGATACGGTGATGATAGATGATACCGTCTTTGTTGGGCCATACGCAATGGTTTACGGGCAAGCTAGAGTATACGGTGATGCTAAGATAGATGGATATGCCAGAGTATACGGTGAAGCATTTGTGACTAATGATGCGAGAGTATATGGTGATGCGAGAGTATACGGAAATGCAGTTGTAAGTGGTAATGCTCGTATCAGTGGTAATGCAAGAGTTTATGGCAAAGCTAAGATCATGGATCAAGCTCAAGTTTTTGGTGAGTGTGAAGTCTACGATGATGCTATTGTCAGAAACTCAGCAGAAATCTATGAAGATGCGAGAGTGTATGGCAAGGCCGATGTATCTGAGTATGTGAAAGTATTTGCTACTTGTGTGTGTACTAAAAAACCTCTAGTTGTGTCTGGCGCTTTACCTTCTACCGTTATCGTTACAGACCATCATATCACAGTCGGTTGCATTGTACTACCACCTAGTTTATGGAGAAGCAAAGGGTCTATACTAATTCGATCTTTCGGGCATCCTAAAGACGTTTCAAAGAAGTGGCTCAGTTCTTTACTCAGTGTCTTAGACTTCTATGATTGCACAGACCGCGAAGAAGACCTAAAAGATATTGATGAGAAAGACCTTATTAGGCGCATTCTGAGTGGTGATACACAAGATAGAATTATAGCGAGACGGAAAACAAATGGAATATAAGACTGACGTACCTGGCATATTTAAAAATCCTGCAACGGGGGCTCTTATAAATAAAGATAACAAGGCTCTCGATGCGTATAAAAAGCGAAAGCAAAAAGAGCAGAAGTTGGATATGGTTGAACAAGACATTGCAGGTTTGAAAAATGATATGCAAGAGATCAAAGAACTTCTCAGAGGGCTAGTAAAGTAAAATGGCTTTAGCAAACGTAAACATTACAGACACATTTGACGTTTGGCGTGTACGCACAAACCAAATTATTGCGGCCGCAGAGCAAAGCTTGACGTTTGCTAATGGTGCTTTTACTACAGCCAATCTTGCTGCTGGTGCTGTTGGTGCTGCATTCAATAAGGCCAACTCAGCCAACTACTTTGCATATCTTGTCAATGCCAATACTACAGCCGCCTTTGATAAGGCTAACACTGGCGGTTCAATCAGCTTTCTAGCCTTCGACCGAGCTAATGCAGAACCACTTGCTCAGACAGTTTATTCATATGCAAACACCATAAACGCAATCTCAGTTGCAGCATTTGCAAGAGCCAACAATGCAGAAGGTGGTGGTTACTTCAAAGGCAATAATGGGCCAAGAGGCAACAACAACTATGGTAGAAGCGATATCTTCCGTGTCAATGTCAACTATGTCAATCAAGACATTTACTTTGATGCTGGAGAGAACGCATCTGCTACTGGCCCACTAAGCGTCAATGTTGGCAATATTCTACAGATCAATACAGATGCTCGTGTAGTCATCATATAAATATTAGAAGAGAACAAGGATAATAGTGAACAATGTCAACTCTAAGAGTCAATCAAGTTTATTTCAATGATGCTGGTAATGCCAGTGTTTCTATAGCTAACTCTTGGAATATTTCTATTGTTTCAGGTGGTAAAGAGGTTGCTCAATTTAGAAGTAATGGTGACCTTGTAGCGAACAATCGTATTATCTATAAGGGCGGCGGTTCTACCGAAGTTTCATTGAATACATCTGTCGAGGTTGCCTTTGCTCAGTCTAATGCAGCTTTCACTAGAGCCAACACTTCACTATCTAACTCAACTGGAACTTTTGCGGGCGCATTAACGGTTACCAGCAACATCGTAGCAGGTAACTTGACGGTAATTGGTGCTACGATTCATACTGGCCCTACTACCTTTACTGGTAACGTAATCGGCAATTTGATAGTAACTGGTACAATTACCGATAACTTAGGCGGGCTTCGAATTCTGCCTATCGTCAGTCAATCAGCTTACTACGCCCTCAGTGCAAATGATATTGGTAAGGTCATCTCATTCGCGACAGGTAACGTAGCTATACCAAACGCAGTTTTTACAACAGGCGATAACATCACTATCTATAATAACTCAGCCGCTTCTATCAATGTTGTCTCAAATACTAGCGTGACAGCATATCTCGTAGGCACTGCAACAACGGGTACAAGAGTACTTGCTCAAAGAGGGTTGGCAACAGTGATTTGTGTAGCGGCCAATACATTCGTTGTTACTGGAGGCGGGTTAACTTAATGTCTATCTATAATATTTTAGTTGGTGCTGCCGGTGGCGGTGGCGTAGTTAAATTTTGCTACCTTGTTGTCGCTGGCGGTGGCGGGGGGTACTGGGCCGCAGGCGGCGGCGGCGGCGCAGGCGGGTATCTAGAAAATTCTTTTACAGGCGCTGTTGGTAAAACTTACGCCATAACAGTTGGTGCGGGTAGTTGTGGTGGCAATGGATCAAACTCTAAAATTGTTGAAAACGCAACTCTTGTGGAAGCTACTGGCGGTGGAAGAAGCGGTTTTTATTATAATTATTATTGTGTTACTTGTGGTGGTTACTATCTTTTTAGTGACAGTGGAACTGCGGGTGGTTCTGGTGGAGGAGCGGGCGGCAATAACAATCCCGCTTGTTACATCACTGGTGGGGCGGGTATTTCTGGGCAAGGTTTTGCCGGTGGCAATAAACCGGCATCAACTTATGGTGGCTCTGGCGGCGGCGGCGCGTCGGCTGTTGGATGTGCTACGACGGGTACAACTGGCGGCAATGGCGGCGCTGGAAAAACTTCATCTATATTTGGTGGAACATATGCGGGTGGCGGCGGCGGCGGCGCAAAAACATACGCTGGCGGAACAGGCGGAACAGGTGGCGGTGGGAATGGACAGACGGGTGGTGTGAGAGGTGGCAATGCAACTGTGAACACAGGTGGGGGAGGGGGTGGCAGCGGCACTACTTCTTGTTGCAATGGTAGTGGCGGAAGCGGTGTCGTTTGGATGCGATACCCAGACAGTTATGCTGCCGCGACAACAACAGGTTCTCCGACTGTAACCGTAAGCGGCGGGTACAGAATTTATAAGTTCACTGGAACTGGCACTCTAAAGATATAAGGGGGGGATATGGCACACTTCGCACAGCTTGATGATGCTTCCAATGTCGTCCAGGTTCTTGTCGTCAATAATGACGCGCTAGGGAGTCTTCCATTCCCAGAAAGCGAGCCTGTTGGCATAAAGTTTCTTCAATCTATCTTTGGAGAAGAAACCGTCTGGAAGCAAACTAGTTACAACGGCAATTTTCGCAAAAATTTTGCATCGTTGAATGGTATATATGACTCTGAACGAGATGCGTTTATTTCTTCAAAACTTTTTCCGTCTTGGGTATTAAATACAGATACATGTAAATGGATGTCGCCTATCCCAAGGCCTAAGGACGGTAAGATATATACCTGGGATGAAGATGTTGTGAATTGGGTAGAACTAACTACACAATAAGGAGATTATATGATGTGCAAAGCTGGCCAGTTGAATGATGTGATAGAACCTACAATTGCTGAACCTATTGAGATAAAGATGGACACCCTATTTTATTTCCCTGTGGTAATCTATAGCACTAAAGCCCCACAGTTTCTTGATACGGCTAAAGAAGTAGTGAACGAAGCACTTGCTATCAAGAAGAAGGAGATTAAGAAACTCAATGAGATTTATCCACTTGTGATGACAGATAATCTTAACAGTGATCCTCGTATGCTCGATATGGCTAACTTCATTGCACAAGCAGCATGGGATATTTTGGATGGGCAAGGTTATGCCATGCAAAATTTTAACACTTACTTCACCGAGTTCTGGTGTCAAGAGCATCACAAACACTCTGCGATGGAACAACATGTTCATGGTTACGGATCACAGATTGTTGGTTTCTATTTCATCGATGTTCCTAAAGATAGTTCGCGTGTGCTGTTTCATGATCCAAAGGCCGGTAAAGTTCAGTTGAACCTTCCTGAAAAAGATATGTCACAAGCTACCGCAGCATCGAATATGATTAACTTTGAACCTGAACCAGGTATGTGTATGTTCACCAATTCTTGGTTGGCCCATTCATTCACGCGACATGCAGCCAGTAAACCTATGCGTTTTATACATTTCAATGTCAGTGTTCAACCAGTCGCGCCAACGGCTTGTTCTACCTCTGATGTTGAGGTAATTTGAGTAAGTTTTGTATTCGCTTCAATCAGACACGAGGGCAACCAGGTAGAGGGACAGCGGAACATGTTTGGCGCGTGTTCGAAGATGGCAAAGAACGATTGTTCAAGCATCTGAGTATTACTGCGCCTGTCTGGGATGAACGTGATGGTGAGCAATGGAATGTTTGTTGTGAGGGTGTTTTAACGATAGATAGGGATACGTCTACGGCTATTATCCAACCAAATGAAAAAGACTAAATACAAGAAAACACAGGTAGCTAATAAATGTCAACAATTACAGTCACGAGTATTAACTTCAGAGACGGAACAACGCAGAACACCGCGCTTGGTATGGCTGTCGGCAGTGGTAACAACCAGATTTTCTGGCAGAACGATACCAATATGACGACTGACTTTACTATCAGCACAGGTAAGAATGCAGGAACATTTGGGCCAGTGACTATAAATAGTAATGTAACCTTAACTGTGCCTGCTAATTCTACTTGGAGTGTTGTCTAATGCCTGTAACAATTAAAACTGGTGTCGGTGGTGGTTCTGTCACCCTTGATTCAGGTACAGGTGTACTTGACACCACACTGACGCTGCCTAATATCAATGGTACAGTTCTCTATTCAGATGCTAATGGCACTTCTAATATTGCTAATATAACTGCTACTACCTTAGCGGTGAGTGGTAACGTAACAGGTAACTTGACGATTGCTGGTACTCTGACTGCGGCCAATAGTAACGTAACTGGTACTGTGGTAATGAGTTCTAGCTTTAAACGCAACCGCATCATCAATGGAAACATGGTTATTGACCAGAGGAATGCTGGGGCGAGTGTGACTGCAACTGACGGGCAATATTCCGTTGACCGTTGGCAGTTTTCTGTAGGCGCAGCTTCAAAGTTCACTGCACAGCAGAACGCCGGAAGTGTAACTTCCCCCACCGGCTTTACAAATTATCTCGGCATCACATCTTCTTCTGCATACAGTATTGGTGCAACGGAGGGTTTTGGCGTTAAACAAAGAGTTGAAGGTTATAACGTAGCTGACCTTGGTTGGGGCGCTGCGGGCGCTTCCACCGTCACACTGTCTTTTTGGGTTCGCAGTTCTCTGACCGGAACCTTTGGGGGTGTTTTCTTTAACGCTGCTGCTAATAGGTTCTATGTTTTTTCTTACACTATAAGTGCTGCAAATACATGGGAACAGAAGTCTGTAACCATTGCAGGCGACACTTCCGGCACATGGAACAAAACAAATGACACTGGGATTGAAGTGTTCTTTTGTTTTGGTGCGGGGAGCAGCAGAACAACAACTGCCGGTTCTTGGGGTTCCACTCTCTACCTCGGCCCTACGGGTCAGACCTCCGTTGTCGGCACCAATGGTGCAACCTTTTACATCACAGGCGTCCAACTTGAGGTTGGTACCAAAGCAACTCCTTACGAGCTGCAAATCTACAGCGATCAGTTGGCGCAGTGTCAGCGGTATTATGAAACATCTTTTGCTAGTGGAACAGCACCCGCTAATGGAGGTAGTGTTAGTACATTTGCAAATGGAGCAACAAATATCGCTGTTGCTGCACCTTGGACGAACAATCTTAGACAAAGCGCCCAAATTCGATTTTTTGTTCCTAAACGCAGCACACCAACTATGACAACATATGGAAATAGTAGTGGTTATTGGGGATATATCTCTAGTGGAACTTTACCTACGAGTGGAACAACATTTACATTTACTGCTGATGTAAATGCACAAAGTCCTGATTCAACATCTCTTTATGTTAATAATCAAGTATCTCAGTCCGTCCTGTTTAATGTGGCTGGCGGTTGGGCTGCAAACTCGGAGCTTTGATTATGTATACGAATCTCAAATATATCTCTATTGGCGGAATTGATGTGAGTATATGCTGCTATATCGACGGTATGAGAAGTTTTGTACCACTCGATCCGGCCAACACCGACTACGCCAACATTATGGCCCTTGTAGAGAAGGGCCAACTAACAATAGCACCCGCTGAGGATAAAGAGTAATGTCTACTGCTAAAGTAATCAATATCGTCCACCCATCAGGAACTATAACCAACCTAGTCAATGATGCTAATGGTGGTATAGTCATTGGTGGTACTCTGACGGCCAATGCTAACGTGACTGTTAACGGTACTTCAACCTTCACTGGTACTTTGACTGCTGGTAATGTTAATATCACCGGTAACGTAACAGGTAACTTGACGATTGCTGGTACCATGACTGCGGCCAATGCTAACGTAACTGGTACTGTGGTAATGAGTTCTAGCTTTAAACGAAACCGCATCATCAACGGGAACATGGTTATTGACCAACGTAATGCTGGGGCGAATGTGACTGCAACTGACGGTGGCTACACGCTGGATCGTTGGGCAGCTATCTCTTATGCGTCGGCAAGCAAGTTCTCTGTTCAGCAAAATGCTGGCTCTGTGACGCCTCCTACAGGCTTTGCCAACTATCTTGGCTGCACATCCTTATCAGCATACTCAGTCGGCGCTACAGATATTTATGGCCTGTATCAGCGCATTGAAGGTTTCAATGTTGCGGATCTTCAATGGGGAACCGCCAGCGCGAAAACGGTGACGCTGTCGTTTGTTGTCTATTCGTCTCTCACAGGAACCTTTGGTGGCGCGATCAACAATTCAGCGCAAAACCGTTCCTATCCGTTCAGCTATTCTATCCCGTCCGCAAACACTTGGGCCACAGTCTCTGTCACTATCCCCGGCGATACAAGCGGGACTTGGTTGACGACCACTGGGATTGGCATTCAGGTCAGTTTTGGTATTGGTGTTGGCACGACACGCTCTGGAACTGCTGGCGCTTGGGCTGGTTCTACTTATTATTCCGCCACAGGCGCAGTCTCCGTCGTCGGAACCTCCGGCGCAACCTTCTACATCACAGGCGTTCAAGTTGAAATGGGCACCAAAGCAACTCCTTACGAGCTGCAAATCTACAGCGATCAGTTGGCGCAGTGTCAGAGGTACTTCCAAGTTTTCAATACATTTGACATTGAAGGTTATGCAAATGCTGGAACCGTCCGTGCTGTAAATGTTCCAATGACATTTCCAGTTCAAATGCGAGCAGCGCCAACACGAACTGTAACAACGGCAGGAACTTTAGCTAATGTTAGAAGTAGCTCTACTGCTTATGCTGGGTTGGGTCTTAATAAACTTACTTCAACGCAAGCAAGCGTAAGTGTTGAGTCTGCTGCTGCTGGTCTTGTCCAATGTACTAACCAGTCAGAAACAATGAGTGCGGAGCTATGATCATGCACACAAACGCTCAGTACATAGCCTTCAACAGCGCCATCACCAGCATCCGCTGCGACATCAACGGCGTAACAAGCTATGTGCCACTTGACCCAGCAAACACCGACTACGCCAACATTATGGCCCTTGTAGAGAAGGGCCAACTAACAATAGCACCTGCTTCTGAGGAAAAACGATAATGCCAGTAATAGTTAACGGTTCGACAGGTATCACTACACCGGCCTCTAATACTACCGGAACAGAGACTGTCACAACTCTTAGTAGCCCGGCTGCAACCGCTCTTACGATTCAGTCTGGCGGTACGACTGCGATGACGGTTAGTACCACCGGCAACGTAGGGATCGGAACAACTACGCCAACACAGAAGTTAGATATCAGTGGTAGTGTTAACGTAACTGGTAACTTGGTGATAAGTGGTGCTACTACGATTGGTGGAACATCTGTTGTGGCCGTTACGCCAGGTACCTCAGCAAATGTGATGACCAGCAACGGGACGGCATGGATATCGTCTGCTCTTTCTGGAGGCATCACAGTAGGAACTGCGGTTTCTCCAGCAGGTGGAAACACCACTACTGCCATCGACTTTACGGGTATTCCTGCGACAGCCAAGCGTGTTCTAATAAATTTTAATAATATTACTGCAAACTCATCACAGATTTATTTATACGTTCAAATTGGCGCTGGTTCTTTTGTAACCAGCGGATATAAAAATGCAACTACTGACAGCTCATATGGTTACAACTCCGATCAGTTGATTAGCGGGTCAGGTTTTCTGTTAACTACATTTGTTTTTGGATCAACTTCGAATGTATATGGAACTGTTATACTTAATAGTTTTGGATCGAATACATGGATCGAAACTCATACTTTAGGGTCCGTTCCAACTGCATCAGCAGGATCGGCTGGCGGCGGCGCCCTTACTTTGAGCGGCACACTCGACCGAGTTCGCATAGCTGCCCTCAACAACTCGGCGGCGGTGTGCGCTCTTATCGGCGGTTCTATAAACATAATGTACGAATAAGGAGATTTTTATGGAACGCATTGAATCAAATGTTCAAACCGGCACAGTATCAGTAATTCAGTTTACTCCTGAAGAAGCGTCTGATATGTTGGCCAGCGTCGCATCTTTGGTTGTGCCGGTAGTACCACCAGCACCAACACTTGGAGAACTCCAAGCACAATTAGCAACTATAACAGCACAAATGGCTGCACTAGCAAACACAGGTAACTAAATGGCGGCGTATGTAGAACTGTATATGGACCAGGGTGCTTCTTTCACTAACACCCTGACAATCACGGATGATGTGACAAACGCACCTGTGAATATCTCTGGCTATACTCTAACCAGCCAGATGCGTCGTTCATACTATTCGGCTAATGCTACAGCAAACATCACTTGTACTATTGTGAGTGCTAACACAGGCAATGTGCAAATGTCAATGACGCCGGCCAACACCTCAAACATCAAGGCCGGCCGTTACCTGTTCGATGTAGAGACTACAGATACTAATAATTATGTTGTGAGAATACTAGAAGGCATCATCAATGTCACACCAGGAATCACACGATAATGGCCATCAAAGTATCCGTCAACTCATCTCCTGGGAACCGAGTTTCGATAAATAGCCAGAACAGAGATACAATCAGAACTATCAGTGTCGGTATTGCTACTGGTGCTGGCGGTGGTGCAAGTATACTATCTGAGCTTACAGATGTTAAAGCGGTCAGCCCAGCAAATAATAATACTTTGGTTTATGATTCGGCGACACAAAAATATGTAGTAAAAGAACTGCCGGTTCTAAACGGAGGAACATTCTAATATGGCAAATACACTCATCCAGGTCAAGAGATCGACCTCAACAAACCAACCTGGAGGTGGATCCCTTTCAGCAGGTGAGATGGCCTATTCATACTCATCTAATGTTCTATTCATTGGTTCTTCTGGTGGTAATGACGTTCTCGCTATTGGCGGTAAGTACTATATCGACCTTCTGAATACCACTTATACCATTGCTCAGTCTGCATTCAATTCATCTAACAGCGCCTCTATGGCTCAGTCTGCATTCACACAGGCTAATGCTGCATTTGCAAAAGCTAACTCAGCAAACTATTACGCATATCTGGTAGACGCAAATGCTACAGCAGCATTCATTCAGGCTAACAATGTTGGTGGTGCAGTAACCACATCTAATCTCATTGCTACTTCTGCTTTTGCTAAGGCTAACTCAGCCAACTACTATGCGTTCCTTATTGATGCTAATACCACTGCGGCCTTTGCTAAGGCTAATGCAGCTAATCTTTCCGCTGGTTCTGCATTCGACTCTGAAAATATAACCCGTATCATTGCTGTTGCAGCCTTTGGTAACTCAAATACCAAGTTCTCGTCATCTGGCGGCACGATCAACGGTGACGTTAATATCACCGGTAACTTGTCTCTCACTGGTTCTACCACATTCATCAACGTAGCATCATATGTTGTTAATGATCCGTTGCTGTATATCGCTGGTAACAACTATACCTCTGACATTGTAGATATCGGTTTTGTTGCTAACTACAATAACGGTGCATGTTCTACTATTCATACTGGTGTGTTTCGTGATGCTGGTACCAAAGAATGGTATGTCTTCGAAGGTTACGACAAAGAACCTACCAATAACGTAATTGATCCTGCTGGCAATAACTTCACCATCTCTATTCTGAATGCAACGCTTCGCACCAGCAATATCATTCTCGGTGGTATCAATGCGATCAGCTGGATCACAAACGCATATAATACAGCAAACATTGCCGTAGCTAACGTCAGCTATGTCAATACAGCAATGCAGGCCGCTTTTGCCAAGGCTAACTCTGCAAACTACTATGCGTTTTTGGTTGACGCAAACGCGACGGCTGCATTCACACAGGCCAACGCTGTAGCTGGTGCTGTCACAACGGCTAACCTTATCGCTACATCAGCTTTCGCTAAAGCTAACAGCGCAAACTATTATGCTTACCTAGTTGATGCTAATGCTACAGCAGCTTTCACACAGGCTAATGCAGTAGCAGGTGCAGTAACTACAGCAAACCTCATTGCTACCTCAGCATTTGCTAAAGCTAACCTTGCAGCATCAACCATCAACGCTTCTAACATCTCTAGCGGTACACTGGTTGTAGCATATGGCGGTACTGGTGTCGCTTCATTCACGAACAATGGCATCGTGTTCGGTAATACTTCAGGCCCTCTCAGAGTAACAGCAGCCGGTACCGAAGGGCAGGTACTACAGGCCAGTTCTACAGGGGTTCCTAACTTCGCAATGTTGGATGGAGGAACTTTTTAATTTTTACTAAAGTGAAGGAAAATACATTATGAGTGAATCAAACGCATATGTTAACGCATATATTGATAGTGCTATTGGGCTAATACACGAAAAGATTAATGTCGTCCTTCAACTGAAGACGCAACTCAAGATGGCCAATGATATTGTTGCCGAAAAGGATTCTATCATTGGTTCTCTTGCATCTCAACTCGAAACAATCAAATTCAACTCTGATGAAATGTCAGTTCTCCGTGGGCAAGCGCAGCACTGGGAAGACATGTACAATGTTGCTATGAGGAAAGCCGGGCAGGCTGATACTGCATTGAACCAGTTAGGGCAGATGAAACAAGAGTTATATCAGCGCGATATCAAGATTGCACTACTAGAAGAAAAGCTCAACCCTGCCAAGAAAACTATAAATACCAAAAAAGGCAAAGGCTTTGCTGGTAATGCGGCCGATGAGGTGTCTCTTCTGCCAGTGGCGATAGCTGGTAATGCAGCCGATGAAGTAAGTAATGTACCAGTAGCTATAGCAGGTAACGCAACAAATGACTTTTAATGCCTAACACAACAATTGCGATAAAGAAATCGGGTACACCATCTAACATTCCTAGTTCACTGGCTAATGGTGAACTAGCTCTTAACTATGCTGATGGTAAACTTTTCTATGCAGCCTCTAATGGCACTGTCGTACAATTTTCTCCAAGTGTTCCAAGTTATGGTACTGTCAACGCTAACGGCACTCTAGCTGTTGCTGCTGTTACTAATGACGTTCTGACAATTTTACCTGGTTCAGGTATTGGTATCATAGCATACTCAAGCAATGATACGATTACTATATCAGCACCTACTGTTGGTGCAGCATATGATAAAGCTAACACAGCTAATCTATATGCGTTCCTGGTTGATTCAAATACCATTGCAGCCTTTGCAAAGGCTAACGCAGCAAACATAGCGGCTGGTGCAGCTTATGATTATAGCAACACAACCGCAATCATTGCTAATGCAGCATTTGCTAAGGCTAATACTGCTGGTTCAGGTGGCGGCGGTTCATATCAAGGCAATAACGGTGCAGTGAATCCATCTGCGTATGGTGACATTTTCCGTGTTCATTCTAATACGTTATCTGGTAACGTCTATATATCTTCAGGCAACAACTCACTAGCGGCTGGCCCAATCTCAATTTCAACTGGATATATTCTACAGATCAACGTAGGTGCTAGAGTGGCAATCGTATAAATACTAGCAAAAGGATTTAAGGATTAAGAAATGTCAATTCTAAGTGTTGCAAATATCTGGTTCGATCAAACGGCCACTAACCGTTTTGATAGAATACCATCAAATAACTTGATCCGCATCGTTTCTGATGGTGGTGTTATCATACCTTCAGGCAACACAGCACAGAGACCTACTGCTAATCTTACTGCTACTCTACGCTATAACACAGATTACAATTCTCTTGAAGTCTATGATTCTGTTTCTAGCATTTGGAGAACTGCATCTGGTGCTACTGGTACTGGTGGTAACAGAGCTTTCTTCGAAAACACTTCAAACATAACTTCAGACTATACGATTACAACTGGCTATAATGCAGGTACATTTGGGCCAGTCACGCTGAATACGGGTGTTACGGTCACCCTTCCTGCAAATTCCGTATGGACCGTGGTCTAAATAGTCATGAGATTCCGAAACGAGGTAATAGAAGATGCCGCTTAAATTTCAATCAACTGGTGGTGGTACAGTCACACTAGATGTTCCGTCTACAAGTTCTACTGTAACGCTGACGATTCCGGCCAATACCGGTAACTTGTTGGTTACCGACGCATCTGGTAATGTCAACATCAATGGACCTCTCGTAGTAGCTCAGAATAACACAACTCAGTTAAATGTTGTTGGTGAGATTGCAGAGTTCGCACATACGGCTAACAGCTATGTTCAGGTACATGTTAGAAATGCTAGTTCTGGTACTGCTGCATCCGCCGACATCGTAGCTACCTCAGATAACGGCACTGACGCTTCAAACTTTATCGACTTGGGTATTAACAACAGCACATATGTCGATTCAAATTGGACAATCAATGGTGCTTTGGACGGTTATCTCTATACATCAAACAGTAATCTAAGCATCGGCACTGCAACTAGCAAACCTCTTACCTTCTTCACAGGCGGTACTCTAGCGGCCAATGAGCGTATGAAGATCGAGGCTAACGGTGCTATTAGTGGCACTCTTACCGGTACTGCTGGTAACTTGATGCTTATTTCTGGTACTGCAAATACAACCACCAGTGGCACCAGCATTGACTTCACCAGCATCCCTTCTTGGGTAAAGCGCATCACTGTGATGTTCAACGGCGTTAGTACAAGTGGGACAAGCCCAGTTCAAATTCAAATTGGCTCCACAAGTTTTTCAACATCAGGATATCTTTCAGGTGCCAGTTATGCGAGTACTGCGGGTACCTACGGAACTTCAACTTCTGGTTTTGTTGTAGATGCCCCCGGCGCTGCCGTCGCAGCATATTCCCGTTACGGGAATGTTATTCTTACTCTTTTTTCAAGCAATACTTGGACTTCTCAAGGAAATGCCTACAGCAATGGAAATGGTGGGACTATTTCGGCATCTGCTGGCGGGTCTCCCGCGCTTTCTGGCGCTCTTGATCGCGTCCGCATCACCACCGTGAACGGCACCGACACCTTCGACGCCGGTTCCGTTAACATCTTATACGAATAAAAGGAAGTAAAATGCCTATCACGATTAACGGATTAACAGGTATCAGCGGAGCAGATGGTAGCGCAGCCACACCTTTCATTAGTGGCAGTGACGCTGATACTGGCCTGTATTTCCCTTCTGCTGGTAATGCTGCTATCTCGATCAATGGTACTCAAACCTTGCTGGTTGATAACAGCAATAACGTGACGATGACAGGTAACGTAACAGCCACAGAGTTTAGGTTCGCAAATGGAGCATCTGTTCTTTCGGCTGCACCTGGTAATCCAACTGGTACCGTACTCAATTATGCGAGTAAAACTGCACCGACTGGTTATTTGGCCTGCGACGGTTCTATCTACTCACGCTCTACATATGGTGCGCTTGCTAACGTGATTGGTACACCAGCATCGTTATCGACCTATACGGTTGAGTATGCAAACACCAATGCACAATTTAATCCTGGATACTTAACAGTAGCAAATGGTGTGGCTTTTCTTTCTAATACTACTACTATTGTGCCTCAATATGTTCAATATTCAGGTGGTATCTACACCAGCACAGACGGTACTACATGGACGGCTAGAACTGCGCGAGGTTTACCATTTACTGCCGGTACCGCTCAGCCTACTTGGGCGCTTGTTACAAATGGCGCTTTTGCGGCCAATGTTTCTGGCGGTGTTTGGGTGGTAGCAAATACAATGCTGGGGTCGTCAGCGTCAACTCCAAATAATTTGCAAACTAGTTCAGACTTAGCTACATGGACAAACAGATCGATTGATATTAGAAATCAAACTGGTACGCCCGTGAGCACCTCAACAGCTTTTGCTGGGATTGCAGGTGGTGGCGTCCTCAATAGACTTGTATATTTGCATATGAAAGTTAGTGTAGGAAGTCTTTGTTGCGGTATAGTATTAGGTGGTAATCAATATTATGTAGCTAATACAGCCACATCAGATGATAATGGTGGAACATGGTCATATTCAAATGGTTTACCGGCCGCCAATAATTTCTGGTGGGCTTCAATTACCTCATCAAATACTGGTTTTCTTATTTCACAAGGTAATTCTGCTTTCTGGTCTGCAAACGGGCAGTACTGGTCAGATATCTCAGCTAATCTTAGAACTGCGTTAAATATATCTGCAACTCAAGGTACTACTCAACTATTCTATAATTCTTACTCAGCAAACGGGCAGTTTATCATACCTGCACTTGGTAACAGATTCTTGGTTGCACCATCTTCAAACGGTTCAAATGGAAACTGGTCTGCAATTGGCCCAACCGAAGGATTGTCTACCACCAGCAACCCAGGCACATTATCATTTCTCAACAATGGTGGTGCTGATAGTAAAATTGTACATAATGGGCAGTGTTTCGTATTGAATTATAGTGGTAGTACAATTTACTACTCATCAGATTTGAAATACTGGTTCAAAGATATAGATTTGCTTTATACTTCAGTTGGCACTGCTTCTCAGTTGATAGCACTTGGCACTAAGTTTTTGCAGTATACATCAGCTTATAAAACTGTATTCTCGTTTACAGCCAATGGTGCATATACAGCAGCAACACAGTTTCCTGTACCTAGATATTCTCCTGCGTCTATGGTACTTTCAACAATGGGTAACGATTCTTCAGCTACACCACTCGTAACCTACATTAAGACCTAAGGTGCACCATGGAAGATAATATCAAACT